CTTGTAACTTTTTTTCTAACTTTTGTTCTTGTAAAACTTTTTCCTGAATACCATTTATAAAATTTGATAGATGTTGCGCAAATACATCTATCCTTTCATCACCTACACCTACACCAAAACTCAAAATAAATACAGACATGTAAATATTATACAAATATTTTACTATACTTCTTTTTGTATTTTTATTTTCATTTGTAAAAACCTGGAAATCTAAAATATTATTAAACAAAACAATATCATCTAAAAATTTATATTTTGAAGTTTTAATTTTAGTTTTACAATTAGTTATATATGATATATCATTTTCATAATTTTGTAAACATTTGTATGTATTCTTCACAAAACCTTTCAAATTTCCCATATCATTTAATGATTTAAAAAACACACGTAATTCAGAAATAGTATTTTTATCAATATAATCAAAAACCAAATCTAATTCATTAATAAATCTATCCAATGTTTTTAATAATTCTTGTTCAACCATTTCATTTATATGTTCAGACCTTACAACTTCATCCTTGGTTTCTTGAATTTGTGTTTCATTGTCTGTTTCTTGAATTTGTGTTTCATTGTCTGTTTCTTGAATTTGTGTTTCATTGTCTGTTTCTTGAATTTGTGTTTCATCAATTGTTTGAATTTGATCTTTCATTTCCATTTAATACAATATGATAAAATAGATTAATATGATTACCGCACACTTAAAAATTGAATAAAAAAGATAACGACCTGCATTAAATATGATTATATATGAAAAAACATTGTTATTTTTGTTATATAGACGAAATTGGTTTATGCGATACTTGTATAGAACAATATAATTTATGTATTAATTGCATAATGCAATCTCGATTATGCCTTTCTTGTAGACAATTAGATGAAGGTATTTATATTGATCCAAATACACATGATATTATAGAATGGATTCGCGAAAATGATGATTACTACAAGTCATTTTTATAATCAAATTTATTGAAAATATATAATTTATATCATATATTATACAATATGAAGTTTAAAAAATTTTATATATATTCAATCTATATATTTTTTATAACGTTTTTTATAGGATCCTATTTGAATAAATATATGAGAATTTTACAAGAAAAATATAAATTATCACCTCTTTTAGCTGCATCTATACATTTAAATTTAATAATTTTTCTAATGTATTTATCTTATATATTTCACATATTGTATATGGAACAATTTTATTCACCACATTTGATTTTCTCATCATTCATATTTTCATTACAAACAAATATGATATCAAATTTTAAAACTTTATTTAATATATAGGGTCTCCTGTTAAAAATGAAGGAGTACGTGAAAATCTATGTCTTTCTATCTCTAAACTTACAATACGCTGTTCTAACATTATGATTCGTTGAGATTGTTCTTCAAACTTTGTTTCTAATAAATAGATTTTTCTTTCATTTTCTTCTTCTGATTTATGTTTACCATCTACTATATCTTTCATTTTTAATATATATGTACAAATACAAATATTTTTAAATTAAATTGTAATTATAAATATACTTGTAATTATAAATATACATTATTACCAGCTTTTAATAATTTTTGAAAATAAAACCAAATATGAGCCTTTTGTTCGTCATTAATATTTGAAGATAACCATATATTACGAATTTTATTTCCAAATAAAACATTTTCTGGTGTTAATCCTAGTTGTTTTAAATTTTTATCAAAATTTATAAAGAATTCTTCATCACAATTGAAAATATATTTTTCATATGGTCCTACAAAATGCATATATTGATCAATTGATAATCTAGGATTTGAATTACGAACAAAATCTATAGTATTTTTTACCAAAAACAAGTCAGACTTAAACATTGGAAAGTTTAAATCAAGATATTCTAAAAATTGATCAAGAATATCATTAAAAATTTTTATTTGAACAATTTTACTCATTTATTTAATTTATATAAATAAAACTTTAAATTAAATGTTTTATATATTTGCGTTAGATGATTAAAACAAAAATAAAAATCTACATTAAAAACATTAAAGTATGTCAGATAAAGAAGATAAAAAAGATGATAGAATCTTACATAAATTAAATAATAAAGTAAAATATTTAAACGAAATTCGCCATGAAATTAAGAAAAAAAGAATTATTTTTGATGAAAACAAAGAACGTTTTGGCTTGGATGAAATGTCACAATTAGTAAAAGTTAAAAATACATCAGAAGTTAAAGGTTATCCATTCCGGGGTACAAAATCAAATTACAATAATATAACACGAGGAATCCATTTAGGTTTAAAAATTGTTCCAATTGAAACAAAGTATGATAAAAAAGAACATCCTTGTAATTTGGAAAATCTTGTTTTAAAGGATTTGACAGAAAATATAGTTAACAAAAATATTTCTCCTCATATCGCTTATTATTTAGGTACACAAAAAGTAAACAATAAAAGTAAAGCATTAAAAATGTTAAATTTAAAACGTTTAGAAGTAGAAAATAAAATTAGAACGCATTCAAATATGTTAATATCAGAATTTGTACAAGGTGGTAGTTTAGACAATTGGATATATGATACTTATGAGAATGATAAAGAAATAACTGATGAACAATGGAAGTCTATTGTATTTCAATTATTGTATACGATAGCGATTATTCAACATTATTATCGTATGATGCATAATGATTTTCATTATGGTAATATTCTTATAGATGATGCTATTCAACCAGGTGGTTATTTCGTATATGATATATATAAAAAGAGATATTATATAAAAAATACAGGTGTTATTCCAAAAGTATGGGATTTTGAATTTTCTATGGTATATTCTGATAAAATACGTGAATGTTATCCAAATAAATTTATAACTGGACCATATGATTATGATAAAGTTAATCATAAAACTATTATTGATAAATCAAGATTAGAAGAATCAGAAGATCCTGAAGATTTAAATGTACCATATAATTATAATGAGGTATATGATGTACATTATTTCCTAGCATCTTTATTGGATCTATATATATCACAAGAATTATATGACTGGATTATAGAATTATATCCTAGGGAATTAATTCCAGAAGACGAAGATTCAAGTTCATCTTCAAGTTCATCTTCAAGTTCATCTTCAAATTCATCTTCAGATTCATCTTCAAATTCAAGTTCATCTTCTAGTTCATCTGATATTTCCATAAAAGATAAAAAATCATCCAATACAAGATCATCTAAAAGTACATCAGAAAGTACATCAGAAAGTACATCTGAAAGTACATCTGAAAGTACATCTGAAAGTACATCAGAAAGTACATCAGAAAGTACATCAAAATATTCATCTGAATCAACTACATTGTATATAAGTGAGGGGAGATTAATAAATGGTATAGAAGATATATTTAAATTACCAACACCATTCGATTTATTAAATGATAAATTTTTTGAAACATTTACAAAAATACCAGATGATTTTGATGAAACAACTGCTTTATATTTTAAATCAGGTTTTTAATTTGTTTCGAATAAGTATTTTTTTTGATTATTTAATAATATAATAATCAAAAATGTCAATGTCTACTCGTATAGATGATTTACCTGGATCAATTCCAGAAGATATTATCAATGACATTCATACTATAGAAAATAACTTTCGCCATAACCAAGAAGATGAAATTGTTAAAGAAAATACAATAAAAAATAAACATATACCATCAGAGGATTTAGATTTACATAAAACTAATTCGAATATTAGTTTAAATATTAAAAAAAAAGTAAAATTTGAAGACGGTGTTGAAGATAAAAACTTTTTTACATTTATAAAAGATGAAATAAACGAAGAGAATTTACTACTATTTGTAATATTAATATTATCTTCAAGAAATGATTTAGATCCATTTATAAAAATCATACCATTTATAAAATCATATGTATCAGAACAACAATCCCTTTCATTAATTTTAATTAGATGTTTTATATTATTAGTAATATATCTTGTATTACGTCAATATGTTATACCAAAAATTAAATTATAATAAATTAAACAATCTTAGCTATTAACAATCTTAGCTATTAACAATCTTAGAGTATCCTAATTTATATTTGATCAATTTTATTCAATATAAATTAATATTTGATTTGATTTAAAATTTTCTATTTATAGTATAAATATGAATAATTATTTAAATGAATTTACTAAAATTTTTAGTAAACAAATAAATTTAATAAAACCAATCAATGATGAAGATATAAGATTAGTATATGGTGATTTTAAAAAATTATATATTTTAGATAAAAATGATATCCCTGAAAGATATAGAGATGATAGATTTTCATATAATTTTTATAATACACCAAGAACAGAAATTTCTGAACCAAATATACGTTTTTGTTCATATTTATCAAATTATATAATTTATCCATACATTGATTACAGGACAATTGAAGAAATGAAAAGGGAGGATATTTTAACTATATTACGTACTAATTATTATTTTATAAACGATGGAGCAAAAAATTATAAAAATGCAATTATTATTGCTAAATTAGAAAAACAAGTGGAGTTTGATATAGTAAAGTATTATATAACATATTACATGTCAAATAAAATTATCAATAACATAAAATATAAAAAAGATCCATACACTCCATTATTTATTAAAGTTTTATCTGAACAAAAATTAAATGAAATAATAATAAAATCAGACCAGGATTTACAAAATATAATAAATACAAGTCCTATAATAACAGAATGTAATACGAATATACAAAATACACAAAATACAAACGAAAATTTATTAAAAGAGGATGTTTTTTTATACAATTATCAGAAAAAAGATATAGCTTGGATACAAAATATTGAAAATTCTGTTTTAAACGATACAAATAAAATAGAATATAAATACTCTAATATGTATTATGTTTTAGAAAATGAATTTCTTATAGATAACAATAATATTTATTATCATAATATTTATTCAGAAGATCACATTGTCAATAACAAAGATGAAATAATATATAAGGGTGGTAATTTGATATCAGAAGTTGGTTTGGGTAAAACATTGATAATGTTGTATCATATTTTAAATGAAAATAAAAAAACAGATGATTATTATTCTAATTACCTTGAATTTAATAAACATTGTAATTATTTTTATAAACGTGGTAAAAACAAGGGGGTAAACTGTACAAAAAAAAATATTACAGATTTATTCTGTAAAGAACATAAAAATACAGTTTTTGTGGATAAGAGATCTATTAATTATCGTAATTTGGATAATTTTAATATTAGAAATTACATTCACGTGTATAAAAACAAGGAATATTTTAAAACAAATGCATCTATTATTATTTGTCCAAATCATTTATGTGACCAATGGGTTCAAGAATATTATTCAAAATTCAATGGTAATCATAAAATAGTTTTAATAGTTACACATGATCAATATACAAACGTTACGTTAGGTGATATTTTGTTTGCAGATATTGTAATCATATCTTATAATTTTTTATTAAATAAAAAATATACACATGGTTTCTATGGTATGACTTTAGATAAATACTTTTCTAAAGCAGGTATAAATATCGATAAAGATATGAATATAGAAGAAAAAAAATCTTTATTAAACAATACTTTAAAACCCTTAAATATATTTTATTGGAATCGAGTTGTGTTAGATGAAGTGCACGAAATACAAAATATGAAAAATGGTTCAAATATTAAAACACAAATAGAATTTTTAAACAGTATATATAGGTGGAATATATCAGGAACACCTTTTGCGAATAATATAACAAGTTTTATTAACTTGATGTCATATAATACAAATTATGGTAATTTGTATAATCTCAACAAGTCAATTTGGTCTAATAATGATTTCTCTACATCAGATTTATTACGTTTAGGAATGAATTCTGATATAATTAATAAATGTTCTTTTTTATTTAGAAGAAATACTAAAGAATCTATAAAACAAGAATATAATAAAAATATTATCTTGGAAAAAGTTCATTTATTAAATTTTACAAAACACGAAAGGGGTATTTATGATAGTTATGTTCACGGAAATAAAAATAATTACGATTTTTTAATCAAATTATGTTGTCATTCTGAATTGAATAATGATACAAAACAAATTATCAAAAATTGTAAAACATTCGATGAAATTCAAATATGTTTATTGGATTATAATAAAGAATTATTAAAAAAGGAAGGATTAAAACTTTGTAATTTTCAAACCGAAATTAATGAATGTGAAACAAATTTAGAAAAAATTACAGAGCCATTTACAGAAATTGAACAAGAATATGTAAACGGTATGCGAATTAAATTAAATAATGCTAAACGTCAATTAACTATAACTAAGAAAAATCACGATAACATAAAAAGAACATATAATTATTTAGAAACATCAATCCAAAAATTAAAAATTTTAGATCAAGAAGAAATAACATGTCCTATTTGTTTAGATGATATTGACAAGGATTCTATTGCAATTACAAAATGTGGTCATAAATTCTGTTGGGATTGTATATATGAAACACATCAAGTAAAAGTTACAAGAGATGATAAAATAAAATGTCCTACTTGTAATACATTATTATCTAATACAGAATTATATTTATTAAATGAAATTACAGAAGAAACATCTGAATTGGACGATATCAATAGTTATATTCAAAAAACAAAATCTACAAAAATTGGTTCAATTGTTTATTTTCTAAAAAATTCTATTAAAAAACAAGATAAAGTCATTTTATTCTCTCAATGGGATGAAATGTTAACTAAAGTCGGTAATATGCTTACAAATACTGGTTTAAAAATCGTTTATTGTAAAGGAACTGTATATCAAAGGAAACATTCAATTTCAAATTTCTTTAAAAATGATGATGTAAATGTTATATTATTATCTTCTAGAAATGCTGCAAGTGGTATTAATTTAACAATTGCAAACAAAATTATATTATTAGAACCAATTTATGGAAATAAGGAATATCGTGGAAATATAGAATCACAAGCTATTGGTAGAGCTGATAGATTAGGTCAAAAACGTCCAATTGAAATTCATCGTTTTATTATAAAAGATACAGTTGAAGAAGATATTTATAATAATTGTATAGATGATACAAAAATACGTCAATTATCTATAAATTAATCTTTTTTATCTTTAACCGACAACAAATTTCAACCAAAAGGAAAAAGAAAGATAAAGATAGGAAGATAAAGATAGATAAAGATATAAGGGTGAAAATGACACAACTCCAATTTATCAAAAATGCTGCATTTAGATGCTTTGCTTGAAATAACAAAGATAACAAATTATGTATTCTAAAGAATTAATTATTAATTTTAGATTTTTTTTTTATTATTAATAATATATAAAATATGGGACAGGCGCAATCAGGACCAATAGGACCCAAAGGACCAGAAGGACCAGAAGGACCAGAAGGACCACAGGGACCTCAAGGACTTAAAGGCGATATAGGTCCACAGGGACTTAAAGGTGATATAGGACCACAAGGACTTAAAGGTGATACAGGACCCCAAGGACTTAAAGGTGATATAGGACCACAGGGACTTAAAGGTGATACAGGTCCACAGGGACTTAAAGGTGACAAAGGTGACAAAGGTGATACAGGTTCACAGGGGCCTCAAGGACTTAAAGGTGATAAAGGTGATATAGGTAATCTGGCATTTCAATCAGAAGATATAACAAGTATTTCAGATTTATTATCTGATAACAATCAATTCTTAACTTCATTAGGTAATCAAGTAGCAATAAATACCAAATTAGCTCAGACTATAGGTGAATCAATTGCTAGTAATACAGTTACAAAAACAACATTAGGAACTGAAGTAGCAGGTCGAGATGCATTTCAAAAAGCAATAGCTGATTTATTAACAACAAATGCTACTTATAAAGCTAAACTAAAAGGAGATCCTGGTAGTCTTGGAGATCCCACTGCTGTAAAAACTGCATTCGAAAACAAAACACTTTGGTGTGCTGATGGAGAGCTATGTAATGTATCTAGTAAAAAATATGATGGTACAGCTAAACCAGATGACAAAGTAGGTATTAATATACCAGCAAAAGGACGAATTTATTCTGCAGGTAGAGCTAATATTGTATCTGATGAAAAGTTATATTTAGCATCTAAAGATGGTGTAACTATTACTAAAGACTTTAATGGTAATGGTAATATTACAGCAGAGGGAAATGCATTTGTAAAGGGTGATGTTATTATGGATGGTGCTAGTAGTAGGTGGACTTTACACACACCAGATGATGGTCGTACAGAGATGTATATTACTCCAGCAAATGATGCAAAAACCGATTGGAATTGGGGTAATTCTACAATTTTTTACAAAGATGGTAGTATAACAGCAAAAAAACTTACAGCAGAGAATTTGATAGCAAGTAACTCTATTTATACAAATGGGATTTGTAATAGAGATAATACTAAGTGTTATAGCTTCACTGATATCTTAACAGTTAATGATACTAGAAGTGTTGATTCACCTCCATCGTTTTATAGAAATAAAGTAAAAGTTAGTAATGGTGGTGGTGTATATAGAGAATTTAAATTACGAACAGCAATTAAAACACCTTCTACAAAAGAATACAATGTTCTTGAAACTATTGTAAGTTGGCCTGACGAATCAGGTGGTCCAGTTGTACAAAAAGCATATGGTGAAAATGTGTATTATAGAAATTCTACTAATGACTCTAATTGGGGTCCGTGGAATATAATAGCACAAGCTAACGAAAGCGGAATTATGACAGTAACTGGAATCATTGCAAAAAAAGATGATACATTTAATCCTAGTATTCAAATCGGTGATACAAATGATGCCAAGGATAGTAATATTTACAGTTTATCTTTTGGAAAAGCTGAAGGTGGTACGTATACAGGTATGGGTCTTGTACCAAATAATAAAAAACAATGGACCGATACAACAGGAGTAGTTCTTGGTACACATATCCAAGCAACAAATGAATGGGGTGTGTTTAGTGATGGTTGGAGTCCTCTTTTCGGTATTCAAGGTGGATCTGGTAACGTAAAAGCAAAGGGTGAGGTTCAAGCACAGAATTTGAAAGCAACGAATGCTGTTTATACAAATACGATTTGCAATAAAGATAATACAAATTGTACTAGTTACGATAAAATTTTTAGTAATAAAAACGGTAAACTGTTAACACCTCCTGGAGCAAATCTATGTAATTCTGATGGTAGTATTTGTGTCGATGTAGCTGATATCAAAAATCTTATGGATAATGCAGTTAGAACTGATAAAAATTATAGTATAGAAAATTCATTTAATCGAGGTGCTTTACAAGCTGGAAATGCTTGGGATGCACGATTAAGTAGTACTCCAGATGGTGAATGGGAAAGATGGAAATTTGTTAAAAAAGGATAAAAAATTGATTTTATTTCATTTACAATACAATTTAAATAATACTGTAAATGGATTATTATTCGCAAAATTCTAAAAATATTTTTTTAAAAAAAAAATCAAATATTCTGAATTTGATTAGAGAAATCGTTTTATTTGGCGTATTTGAATACGAAATTACAAAGTTAATTGATCTTTGTAAAAATTTATTTATCGATAATCAATATTTCAAGAATATTATCGACAACTTGGAATCAAGACCTATTTATTCTATAGATGATATTTATATTTTGGAAGATGTACATAAAATACAAAAATTTTTAAAAAATTACAACGAATAAATGGAATTTGATTAAATAATAAATGGAATTTGATTAAATAATAAATGGAATTTGATTAAATAATAAATGGAATTTGATTAAATAATAAATGGAATTTGATTAAATAATAAATTATATTTAAAAACATATATTAATATGTGGTTATATGAAAAATTAGTAAATATGTATAATATAGAAGACGATAATATTAATACAGTATATATGATTTCGATTGCGACTCAAACTGAAAAGCAAAATGAAAACGAATATGGAATAGATATGGAATCTTTTAATTATAACGATACACATTTTTTCAAACATTTAGAATTTGCAAATCAGACTTATTGGGAGCATTTTTGTGATTCAATGGGTTATTGTTTTAAAAGTTGGAAATCTGGGTTTTATTTTTTTTGTCACGCTATTTGGCCAGATATGTATATTACATCTGGTTCTAAAACAATTCATAATTTAAGTGGAATTATACAAGATAAATACAAACGACGTATCAAAGAAATTTTAGAAAAAGAACAAGTATAAAAGAATATTATTATTTAAATTAAAAGTAATTAATTTATTTAATACAAATAGTACAATATTAAATGAAAGGTTATGATAAATTAAGAAATGTTAATATGAATAGAATAGAATATATAAATAAATTAAAAAGATATGTACTAAATGAAGATGATATAGAATACAAAACATTTAATATTTTTAAACACCCTGTTATTAGATTATTTTTTTGGAAAAATCATACAGAAGATATATTTTTTGCACTTTATAAATATAAAGATAAATATTTTTCTATATGTGATAATACAGGATTTTATAAATTTATAAATGATGAATCTGAAGATATTTCTTACAATATATTATCATTATTATTAGATAATATTGTTATATACGATAGATTTGATGATATAAACATCATTAAATATAAAGATGATACACTAATTTATAATTTGAATTATTTAAAAACTTTTTTTTGTTATTAATTTTATGTTTTCTTTTTGTTTCTTCTTGGTCTAAATATAACATTTCTAAATCTATTCATTTGTTTATCTTTAACAACTTTTTTTGTAACATATTCGAAATCGAATCCAAACAAACGTTGTATTAAAAAATAAATAGAGTACACTCCGCATTCAGTGTTTTCGTATTGATGTTTCTTAGTATTATACAATTTATTATAATTATAACCATTCTTTTTTAAATATTCAGACATTTCATTTATAAAAGTTTGAATATTTTTGTTGGGTAATTTACCTACAGAATCATAATATTCTAAAGTACCCATTTTATTATCTACTAAAAATGCAACCCAATGACTACCAGGTTGATTATGTTCATCTAAATTAAAAACCAAACCAATTTTATCATATTTTAATACTTGATTATAATCAACTGTTGTAACTTTATAAAAATCAGATGGTAAAGCACCTATAAATTTAAAAGTAGGGAATAATTCTTGATATTGTTGTAATACATTATTTATATCCTGTGTATTTAACCAATCTCTTTTTGTTTTTGTCATTTTTGGTTTAAAAGTAAAGTATTTTATCTTTTCTCTTAGATTTTTATCATCAATCTCATTTATAAAATCCAAATCTAACCAACAGTATTCATATGAACATATATTTTTTAATCTATTATAAATAGAATACCATAATTTTTTTTTAGATTTTGAAAATGATATTTCCTTCATTTCACATTTAATATCCTTGTTTGAATATTGTAATCGAGGACATCTCTTGGATTTTATGTATTTATTAAATGCCTCTGCTATATGAATCAATTCATCATATTCAAAACACGTATAATGATCTGTTATATCAATATTAGGTGAACAATATGACATTCTTTTTATATACCAATAAATAAATTTATTTAAAAATATATGATTATATATTTTATAAAATGTCCGAAACAGACGAATATTATAATCTATTTATGAAACAATTTATTCAAACTTTGGCTCAATTGAGTGCTGTACTTGTAACTTCTACATTGGCAGTACCAGCTTATACATATTATACAAGAAGAAATCTTGTAAACAATCAAACTAACACGTATACATATAACGAAGATTTTGTTCATAATAATTTTGAAAATTTTAAAAATGAAGTTGACACTGAAATTGACGACGATGATGATACCAGTTTAGAAAACGTAAACTCTACATCATCTTAATTATAATATTTATATTGATTACTAAATTACGTTTTAAAATTGAATTTAAAAAGAATAGTTTATTATATTTTAAAATGGAATTTCAAAAAACTGCATTAATTACTGGTATCGGAGGTCAAGATGGTTCTTTATTGGCAGAATTATTAATAGATCTTGGTTACGAAGTTCACGGTATTATTAGAAGAGCATCAAATTTTAATACACAAAGAATTGAACATATTTTTGATAAAATTACATTACATCACGGAGATTTGACAGATATGGGAAATATTACATCAATTATTCAAACAGTTAAACCAGATGAAATTTATAACTTGGCAGCAATGAGTCACGTTAGAGTATCATTTGAATTAGAAAACTATACTTTACAAACAAATACAGTAGGTATCTTGAATATTTTACAGGCTGTAAAGATTTTAGGTTTAGATAAAACAACTAAAATTTATCAAGCTAGTACTAGTGAAATGTATGGTAATACTACAGATGGTTCTGAAATGTTGACAGAAAATTCTCCAATGAATCCAGTTAGTCCATATGGTATTTCTAAATTAGCAGCACATCATATTTGTAATTACTATAGAGATGCATATGGGATGTTTGTTGTTTCAAGTGTTCTTTTAAATCACGAAGGTGAAAGAAGAGGTAGGACATTTGTAACACAAAAAATTGCAACTTATGTAGGTAATTATTACAAAGGTAAATCATCAAAGCCATTAGAATTAGGAAATCTAAATGCAAAACGTGATTGGGGGTATGCAAAAGATTATGTATATGGAATTTATTTAATGATGCAACATACTATTCCAGACAATTATCTTTTGGCTACAGGTGAAGAACACAGTGTAAGAGAATTTGTAGAATTAGCATTTAAAGAAATCGGTATTCAAATCGAATGGAGGGGAGAGGGAATCGATGAAAAGGGTTACAATGTACTAACAGGTGATTTATTAGTACAAATCAATCCTAAATATTATAGACCAATTGATATAGAACATTTAATTGGTGATGCAAGTAAAGCTATTAATACTTTAGGATGGACTCCAAAGACATCATTTCCAGAATTAGTTAGTATTATGGTTCAACATACTTTAAAATAAAATAGTAGGTCTAAAAGTTTTATATTTTTTATATTTTAAAATATAAGATAATATGTTATATTGTGTTGTTTGTAACGATAACAAACAAAATATAATATACAAGGATTTTTTATATTGTACAATTTGTTTTCATATACAAAAGAATAAAAACGAATCAACAGATCAAAATAAACAATACAACAATCAATCAGTAAATCAAAATAAACAATACCATAATAAACAATACCATAATAAAGAATACAATAAAGAATATATAAATGAAGAAATTATAAAAAATATTATATCATATTCTGATTTCAATACAAATGACATAAAAATATTAGTTGTAAATGACAAGACCTCCGAATTTATAGATAGGATTTATTCATCGTTATTAGATAAAATTAGTAAATATAATATAAAAACTGTTTCTGTTTCACCGTTTTATAATTCTAGTTTTTTCTCTACACACGTACATTATAAATACAATTTAACGGATTATATTACAGACATTATAAAAAAAGATTATGATAATTTTGATATTATTATATTAAATGACACTTTGACAAATAATGAAAATCCTGGATTTATACTAAATAATTGTAAAAAACTTTGTAAAAAGAATTCTTTGATTATATCACAGCATATACATAGTAAAATTTTATCATCGATTGAATTATTAAATTTAAAAAATACAACCTGTAATATTTTTAATATAAATTCACTTGATACATTATGTAAAAAATTACAATTACAATTACATCATATAAAATATATAAATACTTCAACATTTTTATCATTTATTATTAATAACAACGAATGGATAACACAACAAATAGTTGATGTATTATATGAAGAAATAGTAGACAATATATATGATGATAGTACTTATACATATATATCAAATTATTGGAATACTTATATACATCTTGTTAATGATTTCTTGGAAAAATATAAATCAATTGGTTATAATATAGTATGTATTAATAGTAGTAATGATTTATATCACCATTTTGATTATGATAACTTTATAACATCTGACAGTTTAATATTTTTAAATGATAAAAACCCAATGAAAACTTTATTAATGATAACTGATCATAATAATCAAAATGAAATTATAGAATTAATCAAGGCATCAAATACGAAAACTTGGTTAGTGTTTGATATATATAAAGTTATATTTTATTTAAGTTAAGTTAAAATAAAAAGTTTAAAAAATACTTTTAATAACAAAGATGTCTTGTACTTTAGAAAATGCACCGATAGAAATTTTATCAAAGATACTAAAATATACAGATGTTATTACGATAAGCAAAATGAGTTGTCTAAATCATTATTTCAACAGAGTAATAGATAGAAATTTATGGTTTTTAATTGATAATTTAAATTATCATACCAAAACCATACTCTTGCCAAATACTATATT